GTTTCAACAACCAGTTCCGTTACATTCCAACGAATGCTGATGTTGCTGGTCTCATGGTTCGCACTAATATTAGAGCGTTCCCATGGTTCTCACCTGCTGGACAACAGCGTGGTGTGTTGAACAATGCAATTAAACTTGCATTCAATCCAAATCAAAATCAAAGAGATGAACTTTATCAGGCTCGTGTAAATCCAATTTCATTCCAACCTGGTATCGGAATTCTGCTCTTCGGTGATAAGACTGCTCTTGGTTATGCCTCCGCGTTTGATAGAATCAACGTTAGAAGATTGTTCCTGACTGTGGAGCAAGCTCTAGAGGGTGCTGCTAAAGCGCAACTATTTGAACTCAACGATGAAATCACAAGAGCGAACTTTGTAAACATCGTAGAACCTTATCTCCGCGATGTTCAAGCTAAGAGAGGTCTTTACGACTTCTTGGTTATTTGTGACGAAACAAATAACACACCTGATGTTATTGACAATAATGAGTTCAGAGCGGACATCTTCCTGAAGCCCGCCAAGTCGATCAACTACGTCTCCCTCACCTTTGTTGCCACCAGAACTGGTGTCAGCTTTGAGGAAGTCGCTGGTAGAGTCTAATTCACGAAGATCACCTGAGAGCAAAGACCAATGGCAGAATCACCTTCAATTAAAACTATTTCGAACTTCAAATCCGTCCTAAAAGGCGGTGGGGCACGCCCCAATTTATTTGAAGTTACGATTCCAGAATTCCCATCTTATGTTACTAAAGATGGAGAAATGCTGAAGGATCTAACCTTCATGTGCAAAGGAGCTAACCTTCCTGCTTCAAACGTTGCATCAATCGATGTTCCTTTTAGAGGTCGTACTCTAAAAGTTGCTGGAGACAGAACCTTTGATCCTTGGACCATCACTGTTATCAATGACGAAGACTTCAGAATTCGTCACGCATTTGAAACTTGGATGAACGGTATCAGCAAGTTGTCTAACAACACTGGCGCATCTAATCCAAATGCTTACATGAAAGATGCGTATGTGTATCAACTTGGAAGAGGAACTAGTGGGCAAATAGAAACCACTACGGCAGTTCCAGATGCAGGTCCAGGAAGAGTAACACAGACTAAGGCTAATGTACTGAGATCATATCGTTTTTACGATATCTTCCCAACATCAGTTTCTGAAATTGCTCTGTCATATGACACTGGAGACACAGTTGAAGAATTCACTGTTGAACTACAAGTTCAATATTTCGAAATCGACGGTGGACCTGGTGCGTTGAACTAATAAATAGTTCATACGACAAAATTACACGATGGCGAAATTATTCGGGTTTTCAATTGAGGATACTGATGAAGTATCAAAATCAGTGGTCAGTCCTGTTCCTCCAAGTGATGAGGACGGGAATGACCACTATATTACTTCCGGATTTTTTGGTTCTTATATTGACTTAGAGGGCACATATAAAAACGAAGTTGAACTTATTCGTCGTTATAGAGAAATGGCACTGCACCCAGAGGTGGACAGTGCCATTGAAGATATTGTACATGAAGCAATTGTAAGTGATCTCAACGACAGTCCTGTAGAAATTGAACTATCAAATCTCAATGCTTCGGATGGGATAAAGAAAAAAATAAGAGAAGAGTTTAAATTTATCAAAGATCTATTGGATTTTGATAAAAAGTCTCATGAAATTTATAGAAACTGGTATGTAGATGGTAGACTATATTACCACAAAGTAATTGATCTTAAAAAACCTGATAAAGGAATTCAGGAGTTGAGATACATTGATGCAGCAAAAATGCGTTATGTTCGTCATGCAAAAAAGACCACAAAGGATCAAGGAATTATTGCTAGAAAAACAGATCTAAATTCAGTGGATCAGGCATTTCCAGAGATTGAAGAGTATTTCATTTATACTCCAAAACTCAGTTACCCTGTAGGAAATCCAGCTGCTGCTCAAGATCAAAAGGGAGTTAGATTTTCAAAGGACTCAATTACATATTGCACATCTGGTCTTGTAGATAGAAATAAAGGATCAACACTTTCATATCTACACAAAGCAATCAAAGCACTCAATCAACTTCGTATGATTGAAGATAGTCTCGTTATCTACAGACTATCTCGTGCTCCAGAGCGTAGAATTTTTTATATCGATGTAGGCAATCTTCCAAAAGTAAAAGCGGAACAATACTTGCGTGATGTAATGTCTCGTTATAGAAATAAACTAGTTTATAATGCTGCGACTGGTGAAATTCGTGATGATAAAAAGTTTATGTCTATGATGGAAGATTTTTGGTTACCACGTAGAGAGGGTGGTCGTGGTACAGAAATTACAACTCTTCCTGGTGGACAGAATCTTGGTGAACTAACAGACGTTGAATATTTCAAAAAGAAACTTTACAAATCACTAAATGTTCCCATCTCTCGTATTGAAGGAGATGGTGGTTTCAACCTTGGACGTTCGTCAGAAATTCTAAGAGATGAACTCAAGTTCAGTAAGTTTGTTGGTCGTCTAAGAAAAAGATTTTCTGCTATGTTCCTTGATATGTTGAGGACACAACTTCTCCTTAAAAATATCATTACCCCAGAAGATTGGGAGTCAATGTCTGAACATATTCAGTTTGACTTCCTATATGATAATCATTTTTCCGAATTGAAAGAAGCAGAATTGATGGAAAATAGAATCAATCTTGCAACCTTAGCAGAACCTTACATTGGCAAGTACTTCTCACAAGATTATGTTCGTCGTAAGATTATTCGTCAAACAGATGCAGACATTCTTGAAGAAGATGCAAAGATCAAAAAAGAAATTGAAGATGGAATCATTGTAGATCCATTGGAAGCAGCAATGGCAATGGATGGGGTTGGACAAATGGGTGCTCAAGAGGGAGCAGTTGGTGCTGGTCCAGACCTAGGCAAACCAGTAATGGAACCAGATTTAGAATCTCAAGGAAGTACAACAGAAGTAAAAACACCCAAAGGTGGTGAAATATAAATAAATATAGTCTTTGTTTATTAATAAAATGGAAGAATTAATGGATTTAATGGTGACTGATGAATCTCCATCTTCTATTTCAGATAAAATGAAGGAGATTCTCTTTTCAAAAGCATCTGAAAGAGTTGATGGTATGAAACCATATGCTGCTTCATCTTTGTTTGGAGAGCATGATGTAGATGATGAAGAAGTTGAAGAAGATGATTATGAAGAAGAATCCGAAGAGGAAGAGTGATGGCATTAAAGATTGTACAAACATATAATCAACTTACTGCAGGTTCTGGTGCTGCAACTACAACCGGTGGCATTGCACTAAAAACTGGATACCTTAGAGTATCAACAGCAGCAACCGCAGTTTATCTTGATATCGGTGGAGATCCTGTTGCCACGATTAATTCTTTCCATGTCCCAACTCAAAGATCTGAAATTATAAAAGAGAGAGTTGCAAGACAAAGAATTTCTGGCATTACAACAGGAACAACCACAGTTATTGCTTTTGCTGAAAATGCTGGTAATCCATTTTTAGTTGGGGATTATGTAACGATTGAAAATGCACATCCTGCAGGCATTAATACAACACATAATCTTGTCACGGCAACAACAGATTCTTCGATTACCATTTCTCATAATAGTTCAGCAATAACAGGTATTGCACTTACCAGTGCTACCGTTGCCAGGAGCATAAAAATTTCTGCATTAGGTACAGTTTCAGCGGCACCACTCAGTATTGCCGAAATACAAATTTCATCTCAGGCATAAAAATGAAGCTCATCACAGAAGAAATCGAATCAGTTGAGTTTCTTGTCGAGTCAAAAAACGGCAAGAAACAACTCTATATCGAAGGAATCTTCCTCCAAGGTAATATCAAAAACCGCAATGGTCGTATGTATCCAATGGAAACGCTCAGGCGTGAAGTTGGTAGATACAATGAGAATCATGTGATGAAAGGAAGAGCTCTAGGTGAACTAGGACATCCAGAAGGTCCAACGGTAAACCTTGATAGAGTTTCTCACAAAATTATTTCACTCAGAGAAAGTGGTAACAATTTTATTGGCAAAGCGAAAATTCTCAATACTCCAATGGGAAAGATTGCATCTTCTCTTATTGATGAAGGTGTAAAACTGGGGGTTTCTTCTAGAGGAATTGGTTCTCTCAAATTAACAAGAGAGGGAATCAATGTTGTCAGCGATGATTTCATGTTAGCAACTGCTGCTGATATTGTTGCCGATCCTTCTGCTCCTGATGCTTTTGTTGAAGGTATTATGGAAGGAAAAGAGTGGGTATGGGATGGAGGCGTATTGCGTGAAGCATACGCTAAAAAGACATACAAAGAGATCAATACTTTAGTTGATCAAAAGAGACTTGATGAGAATAAATTACGTCTCTTTAATGACTTCTTACAAAATATCTAATTATAAATAAATATAGACTAATACAAAGGTTTAAATCGGAGAACTTCAAATGTCGCGTGGAAATCTACAAGAAATGGAAGTAGGCACAAAGCAATCCAAAACCGCTGTTAATGCTGGTGCAAAGGCTGCCGAATCCATGCCAAAAATGGCAGACCCTGGCACTCAACTAGGCAGCGTAGAGGATTTGGGAGGTCCTACCCCAGAAAACTATCGTTCTGATGACGATAGTGCAAAACTGAAAACTCCTGGTGGGACTTTGAAGCAAGTTCGTGATGTTGTGAATAAAGGTGCCAAGAGTGCCGATGGCATGAAAGGTATGAAAGAAGAAGAAGAACTTGATGATGAAGAAGTGCTATCCGAAGTTGATGAAACTGAAGAAGATGAAGATGAAATCGTAGAAGAAGAAATTGATGTCGAAGAAGATGTCAATGCTCTTCTCGGTGGAGAAGAACTTTCAGAAGAGTTCAAGGAAAAAGCAAAAACCATTTTTGAAGCTGCCCTTAAGTCTAAGGTAGCAGAAATCAGAGAATCCCTGGAAGAGCAATATGCTATGGCTCTTGCAGAGGAAGTAGAAGAACTCAAAGTAGAACTTCAAGAGCGTGTTGATTCTTATCTAGAGTATGTTGCAGATGAGTGGATCTCAGAGAATCAAATCGCTGTAGAAAGAGGACTTAAAGTTGAAATGACTGAATCCTTCTTAGAAGGTATGAAGTCACTTTTTGAAGAACATTATGTATCAATTCCTGAAGAGAAATATGATGTCTTGTCTGCCATGGCAGATAAGTTAGATGACATGGAGACTAAACTCAACGAGCAAATCGAAAAGAATATTTCCCTCAATCGCCGTCTCGCAGAGTCGGTTGCTGATGGAATTCTTGCTGATGTCTCTGAAGGTCTTGCTGAGACCCAGAAAGAGAAGCTCGCTTCACTTGCCGAAGGTGTTGAGTTTGATGGTGAAGAATCGTTTAGAGAAAAACTGGTCACACTGAGAGAATCATATTTCTCTAATACCAGATCAGTGACTCAATCATCAACTGCTGATACCCTATCTGAAGGTGTAGATCATACCGAAGTTCCTACTGGTGGTATGTCATCCTACATCGAGATGCTCAGCAAGATGAATACCAAGTGAATTTAAGATTAACAAACCCAAACGTTTACCAAAGGTAAAAACCAATGTTCCATTCAGAGCATCTGGTAGAAAAGTGGAAGCCGCTTCTTGATCATGATGGAGGCATTCAAGACTCCCATCGTAGAGCTGTAACCGCTGTTCTGCTAGAGAACCAAGAGAAATTCCTCCGTGAAGAACATGCCTTCAATAGTGGCATGAACCTCATGGAAACTCCAACCATCAATACCAATAGTTCAGTTTCAGCCGCTGGTTTCAGTGCTGATGCTGCTAGTGCTGGTCCTGTTGCTGGTTTCGATCCAGTTCTGATCTCATTGATCAGACGTGCAATGCCCAACCTGGTCGCTTATGACCTCGCTGGCGTTCAACCAATGAACGGTCCTACTGGACTCATCTTTGCAATGCGTTCACGCTATGCTGCTCCTGGTACTCCAGGAATGAGTGGCACTGAAGCCTTCTATAACGAAGCTGATACCTCCTTCTCAGGTATGGATCATGGCTTCGATAACACCAGCTACTTCTCTGATGTTGCTGCTGGTTTCGGTACTACTTCACAGACTGGCACTAACCCTTCAGTTCTGAACCCTGTTGGTGCTGCTACTTCA